TTGTCGTCGATAGATACAAGCCCCGTTGAATCACTGGCGATTGTAACTCTCAACGCTGTGGCTTCCACACCGCCGCCAACAACCGCGCCGAAGTCAGTGTTGGTTTCAATGTCAACAAGACTTGCGGCGATAGCGTCAAGAACGGCATTATCTGTCGCTCCTAAATCCACCGTCCAAGTACCTTGCTGGTCTGCTGCCACGATCATACGTCGATCGAGGGTCATACGGGCAATACCAATATCGCCTTCGTCCACAGAATCCGTAGCCGTTTCATCAGCCAAAAAACCCTGTGCGTTCACTTTGTCTGTTGCAATACCAAATGCACTATCGTCAACATAAGCGGTTTCAATAGTTACGGTCGCGTTAACGTCTAACACGCCGGCTGTTACTGACAGCGGGTTCGTGCCGTCCGACAAGACAGTATAAAACGGATTACTCGCGGTGTTTACTGCCTCTGTTGGCGACACGGCTGTTTTTAAATTATCATCAGCCATCGGTTCCTCCTTGTTTGGTTAAGTTAATGTCGATGATGTCTTGCTCTTTGTAATGAGCAAGCGATTCCTTTCGCCGTTTTAATTCAGCGATCTCCCGTTTTAGTCTTATCTTGTCTCGTTCTATTTTCTTTACGCTTCCATCAATAAACCTTCTATACTCCGCTTCCAGCCGGGTGAGTTGGTACTCCTTCTCGGCCAGTTCCTCATCAAATTCCAAACGGTGTTCCTGTACCGTTGTCTTTATATTCAAAGCTATCGCTGTACCCTGATGGTCACTCATTAAGCGCCCCCATATATGGTGCCTTCAAAAGCCTCTAAGACACCCGTGTTGAAATGTTCTACTTGTACCCGCATTGAATCCCCCGAATTAAGCGCGAACGGCGCGTCACTGAAATTAAACTCCAAATTCTTCTCCGGTGTTGCCCGGCGCGTATCTATATCATTATAACCACTACCCGTGTCCAACTGCAAATAATACTTTGCGGAAATCGAACCCGACACCGAGATCTTAATTACCTTCTCAAACGCGTCCGTCACAAACGCTTGTGTGACCACTGTGACGCGGGTGTTATCAGGAACAGAGGAAACGGTGGACCGTGTATGCGCCGTGATCTCCGGCACGCCTTGGATTTCAACCGGAAGGTTTTCCAGTTTACTTAACGGCACGCTTCCCAAGATACTGAGCGATCCTCCGCGAACGCGCATTTCCACGTCGCTATCGTTAGCCACATTGGTGTTCTCAAAGTACAGACCCAGCGTATAATTCTCAATGAGCGAATAATCCTGATCGATCATTATGTGCAGCGCAATTTCCTCATCCAAGAAATTGACTTGGAAGATGGCGCGATCGTCGGTATATCTTATGGCGTAAGCGGCGTTTTTGGTTGTGGGTACGAACGTCTTATCGTGGTTGAAATCAGCCACATTAACTTTCGCGTCCACACCGGCCCGGCGTGATACCACATAAAACGTGTTATCCGATAATTCAAAGAACATCCCGTTCTGTTCTAACTTATCCATCACGCCCCATCGCCGAATGTTACCGGCAATAGGGTCACTGGCATAAACGCCGGTCGCGAATTGGAAACTCTCGCCAAAAGTGAAAAGCCCCTGTTTAACTGAGACCAGTTTAACCGCTCCCCCGGCCGCCGCTCCCGTTTTCATGGACGCGACACCTAGACCGATCGTGTTGGACCCCGTGCCAACGAGCGTTTGGGTCCAAATACCCGCGTCTAGGACCGATCCGGAAAAATCCCCGTCGACCAAAGCCTCCGGGATGGCCGTTTTAAGCGCTCCCGTCGTTGAGACTTGGGCTACCGCGGAACTTGTGGGGTCATAAATCCGGCTACGCGCCGCCTTATGGCGCTGTGGGCGTGGGTCGATAGCCATAATTTACCTTAAACAGAGACCCCGGCTTTAAGTTTTTTGAGTACCTTATCTTTATACTCCTCTTTTTCCTTGGCGAGAGCGGCGTTCTGGTTGCGGATATCTTGACGCTCATTCTCAATGCCCTTTTGGTCCATATCCTTTTGCTTCTCCCATTTCGCTTTTTCATCAGCGAAAGCCTTTTTCTGCCGGTCAAGATCCTCTTTCCCCGCCGAAATCTCCTTCTGTAAAGCCAAGAGATTCTCTTTACGCGTCTCCGCTTCCGCTTTGGCCGTTTCCCCCTTCTCTACATTAGCGACCGCCGCTTCCCGCGCCTTGATACCGGCCTCGGCTTCCGCGAGTTGTTTGGCTTGGTTGTCCAACTCCCGGTCCGCTCGGGCGAGATCGGCCACGGTAGATTGAATGTTGGCAACTAAAAGGTTTGCCGCTTCTCTTAATTTCTCCATTTCACTCTCCTTGTGTTATTTCAACTGCTTCCTCGGTAAAGGTTAACCCAACGACGCTTTTACAACAGCCCAATCGGCGTCGTTTAAACCTAATACTGCTTGAGCTTCGGAATCTTTCGCTTCCTTTTCCGCGTCTTTAGCCGCTTTATCTGCCGCCTTTTCTGCGTCTTTTTCTGCTTTTGTTTTCTTTGTTAATGTGCCACCAACAAGATAATGAGATTCCCCGGCGGCATCATCAATTTCAAGAACTTGTGTACTCACATCAAGCCCGTGTTCCGCTTTAACAGCCGCTTCATCTTTAACGCCGGAATGGTCATACACTTCTTTTCCGCTTACCGGATCCCAATAGACTTTTGTTGACATTATTTCTCTCCTTATCTAATTGCTAACCCAAAAATCTGCAAAGTACCGGTACAAGCACCGGCCCTTGTATATTGTATCGTACATCCATCTGTGTCCATTGTCCGTATATTCATAGCGTAATAACTTCCGCCGCCCGGCAAATCTTCAACCATCATATACCCATTATTTCCCCAAGTATTAGCTGATCGAACATGCTGATTTGTAATAGTATTTCCGAAGGAGGGTGATGTTCCGGCGCCAATTCCTATCGTTCCCGTACCGGCAACGGCTGGCGTACGAGTTGCTGTAAAGAATATCCAACTTGGCCTAAATTGAAATCCGGTATGAACCGAATCTGCTGTCAAGGTCATATCTCTTGTGAAAGAGAATTGATGAATGTTCTCGCTGGCGTTCACACCCGCAGCAACCCAATTTGTACCGTCAAAATATATCTTATCGCCAAGCGCTTGCCCGGCTAAATTAAGATCAGTAGCAACAACGCCGGATCCTATAACCGAACTTCTTTGGTTAAAGATGAATCCGCTCGTTGTAGAATCTGCGATCAATACCGGCTTCTCGACGGCCCCAACCGTTACCGGAATAACATTCGTAATCGCCCCGGCTGTTTCAGAAATATAATGTAACGCGCCGGCTGTTAAACCGGAAAGGCCGGTTATTCTTCCGCCAAACTGAATTGTAAAATCGTCGGCGCCAGCAACGGCTGAAACAACACCTACGCTTTCTGCCGTTCCGGCTGCTGACGCGTCGGCTAGAGCGTAAATTGTACCATTGTGATAAACCCAGTCATTTACAGAAAACCCATGAGTCGCTTGGTTAACCGCTAGGGTTAGCTCACTACCCCCGGGGGCGACAAGATCATATCCATTTTCAGCAACATTAACTTCAAGGATCTTACCAACATCCCCGGCCTGAATAGCCGGAAGATTTATTGTTGCCGCGATTGCAGCCGCTTTATTCGCCCAATGCAACGCAGAGAAATCCGTTGCACCATCGCCACCACAACCCACTAAAATAGGGGAATCTTCTGCTTTCTGCGCCCAATTTTCAGCGCACCCTTCGCTAGCAGCTGCATTTGTTTCGCTTGTCTCAGCATTAGTCTCTGCTGTCTCCGCCGCTGTCTGCGCCGCTTCTGCCGCGGTCTGCGCCGCTTCTGCCGCGGTCTGCGCCGCTTCTGCGTTAGTGACAATATCATTAAAGTCATCTATGCTATTTTCGAGACCATCTGCTGTTGCGTTCCACAACCACGCTTTCCCAGCGTCCGGGGTGGGAACAGTAAGCGAAGTCAGAGGGGAAGTATCAGAGAGTGTTACAGCGCGATCGAGGCCACCTCTTAACTGCTGGATTTGTATGGCCAAAAGATCATACGCTTTTTCAACAACCGGTTCGGAAAATCCGCCGCCTTTTGGAATATCGGTCGCTTGTTCGTAGTCGACGTTGCTAATCATTAGGACCGTATACTGATCCGTCGGCGGAGATAGAAAAGTGATCGTACCAGTTTCGGCTTCGCTATCGAACGTGACCGTATAATCCGTTGTAATCGTCTGTAACGTGGCCACATCGTCCGTATCTAAAAGATATACAGTGACTTGACCTTCCGCGAAGATTTTAAAATCAAAATCGAAATCGGTTAAAACGCCATTGGCTGTTAACGAAACGCGTCTCGGTTTTATTGAAACTTTGGTGACTGTCATATCATTATCTCCTTACCTTCGGAATAAACTTCCGCTAGTATTATTACTCCCTTTATTCTTAAATTCAAGTGATTCCACAGATTCCCCAAGTATGACCGAAAGTATATCCATCGGCGTCATTTCCCCTTGAGAAGCCTTAATTGCCGCTTGCATGGCGTCGTACGTAATACCGGGAACGGGGAGAGATACGGTGGACGCTTCTTCAACCAACTCTATCCCATCATACCATAAATCAGCGGCGTCGTAATAGTCGTTTGCCAAGACTTTCGATAGTTGTTTCTTAACTCGCTGTGCGGTTTTGACGATCTTATCCGCGGAAGTTTGTAACGCGCTTGACGCTCCGAAATGATGGGCGTTAACGGCCATAGATATTATACCCTCCAAGATATCAGGGATAATGAACCCGGCTGTTAAGGGGCCAATAATAACATCCTTCTTCAACTCGTCCGGGTCAAAATCTCCACCTCGTATCAGGGCCTTTAACATCCACCTCATCGTCGGCATGAGAACGTGAAACACCAACATACTATCCACGAACTTCTGGACGGTGATACGCCCCGCGAACACGTCGCCCCACGACCTTGTATATATCCGGGCATACTGAATGACGGCGCTTTGAAACTGTGAAATTATGCGGTTCCCCTGTCCGATCTGGAAGGGCGAAAGTTCCGTTGCGATAGCGGACTGTTGAGTATCGACAATATGTTTATCAAACCGGCGGAAGGCTTCGTGAATGTTTCCTGTTTCGTTAAATACCTTTCTGAAAACAACATACCCGGAAATTCCCGCGCCGACCTTATTGCCAAACCGCACCATATAAAACGCTTTGGGTGTGATGAACCGTCTTAACCGGCCGCTTACGGTCTTATTTTTCGTCTTGATATGCTCAATGGCGTCCTTCATTTCAATCATCATGTCACGGTATCTAAACTTCATCATGGGCGCGCTTTCAAGCAACTTAATAGTTTCCGCCGGGCTATCTATAAACTCTTTGAACGCCATGACCCAATCACCCCAAGTGATATCCTTTTCCGATAAGGCCATCCACATTGAGGACGTTTGCATAATTCCCTTACTCGGCTCGCCCAGATACGCGATCGATACGTTTGACCGCATGGTGTTAAACAACCCCAAACTGAACTCGTTCATTGACCGTCCGCGCGACATAATATAATCCGCCATTCTGCGGAGGTTCTTATACGAATCGCTATCTTTAAACTGCCCGCCGGACAACTCAACCGCGCCGGTTTGTTTGTTAATTGCCGCGCGAACTTCCTTATTGCGAATGATACTGATGAGATCTTTCATTGGCAAAGCAAAAGCGTTGAAATGCGCCATTTCTTGAACGAAATATTGAAAGACTTCAATATCGCCCACTTGCCGAAAAGCCGCGGTCGCCCCCGGTGTTCTCAATTTCGTCGATCGCGGAGTCGTTTGTACCAGATCATTAAAATCTTCTAAAGCGGAAAACACTTCCGTTTCAGCGCCGACGTCACGGTACCACGGAATATAATCCTCAACTCTGGGTAAATCCGTTCCCATATAAAGCCGATACACCGGGTTAATGAGAGAATAGACCGTGTTATAAAACGCGCGCTGTGACTGAACGAACTCGACGTTTCTCTGATCGCTTTCAAAATTCGCCATCATTTCTTGCCAATGCGCCAAAGGAATGGCGTTTCCCTTGATCTGTGATAAATCTACTTCTGCCGGAGCCGCCGCTTCCTCGTCCATTTCCTCGTCCATTTCCTCATCCGCTTCCATATCCTCATCCATATCTTCCGCCGACTCTGCCGCCGCTTCTTCTAAAGCGCGCCGGGCGTTCTCGCCGGTAAACTTCTCCACCATTTCCGGAAGTTCGTTCCCGTTCTTATCGTGAGTAACTAGCCACCAATACGCTACGTCCGCTTTTGCCAATAACAACCGGCCCACGGTTCCGTTATTGAACTCGATATTATCACCAGAATCGTACCCGCCGCCCTCTTTAAACCGATCGTTCTTCCAATCGCTGTACTCCTTATTGTTCTTAATGCCAAATATCCGTTTCGCCACACGTTCAAGCCCGTTTAAGTACAGAAAATTAAAAGACGCCTCTTTCCGTGGCGCTTCTTCCAAAGCCTTGATCTTCTTTCCCAATACCGATTCTGAAACATTCTTTACGCCAACCAAACTGTCCAACATCCGGGATAAATTATACGATGAGAAATGAGTGAAATTTTTGAGCCATTGAGGTATGAGGGTAAACCCCTTCTTTGGCATTTCGCTAATGGCCTGTACGCGCTCTTGCTCTCTCTGCTGTCTCAACTGTTCCTGACGGATTTTCCCGCCCGCTCTTAAAAGCGCGACTTTCTGCTGCGCGTATGCGAGAGAGGCCATCAGTTCTTCCTCACTCTTACCGTCCAGTCCGGCGAGATTTTGGATAACTTCCATTTCAAAATTCAACCGGTCAACGTCAATTTCCCCGGCGACAGCATTATCAGTACCGTCCTGATTGAAATAGTTCGTGAGCGTTTGCTGTTTATTGCGAAGCAACTGCCGCGCTGTTACAGCGTCAATTTTACTAATGCGAATAAGTTCGTTCGCAACGTCTTGCAAAGTCGCCGATTTCAAAACTCCGGCCGCTTTTCCCGCTTGAACTTTTGGCGCGATCCGGCCCAATATCCTATTGACTTGGTTAACCAACGCCGGTCGAACAATATCTAACCGCGCCTGATCCACTTCCGCTAAAAATTTCGCCAGCGTTTTAGGTGTCACTTTGGCCACACGGGTAATGAACTTCTTGGGAACTTCTCTCCCCTTAAAAGCGTCACGAACATATTTTGCCAACTCGTTGCGGGCCTCTTTAAGATCCGCGGCTTCGCGTTTAAACTTTTCAGTGAGCCTTTCCTTTTCAAGCCGCGCCGCCACAACTTCCGCGAGATTACGTAAAGCCGAAATTTTTTTCCCCTTAACCGCGACGATTTTAGCGGCCAAATCTTCTCTTGTCTGGGTTGGCAACAAATCAATTTCGTCTAAGAGCGCTTCGATCTCCGTGTTAATTTTGTCCAGTTTAGTTTGAAGCGCTTTGGTCGGCTGTTTATCTTCCTCTTTGCGCTGAACAATCTCTTTAACAACGGCGGCCTTCTCTGATTCCAAGAGATCAAGTTCCTGATTGATCTGCGCTTCCCGGCCTTCGCGGAGGACTTTCATTTCCCTCTCGTCGGCTTGAGTGGGTGCCGCGGTTTCGGATTGTTGAGCAGTAACATCAATTGTGTCAAAACTAGACTTCTCGCCGGATTGAACATAGCCGGGAATATCCCTTTCGTTCTCTTGAGTTATTTCTACATACTCTTTATCTGTTGTGGTCTTTATATCAGGATATTTTTTATCTAAAACAATAAAGCTGTCTGAATCAAACTCTTGTTCATATTTCTTTCCTGGGAAACGCAAATGGAATATAGTCGTTGTTCCTGAACTCTCAAAACTATTCACTACACCGATTCCAAATCTTCTGTTCATTTCTTCATCCTTGTATCTAATAAAGATATCTTCCTTAAACCTCCCTGTAATTGTTGTTCCGTCAGAACCCTCTTTGAGTTCAACAGGTAGTTCTTTTCCTGCAACTGTTAGGGATTTACTCTCTACCTTCTTCGCTTGCTGGACTTCTCCGGCAAGAACCGAAGGATCGAGGATAATGTACTGGTCAGAATCTAAATCTTGAAGTGGCGTAGCTTCATACTGCCCTTCGATCTTAACAACATTGAACCCCTCAGATTTTGCTTGATCGATTATTTTCTTATTTCCTTTTTGGGTTAAGTCAAGGTTCTCTGTGTCGAGAGTATCTTTCTCCCATTTTCTTTTCCAGCTTTTCCCAAAAACCGCCGTCATGTACTCCTCGGCCGAAATTACTTTTATCTTTGCTTTACGGGTGTCCAGAAGAAGTTCTGCTATCGTACCCGCCCCTTCTTCGCTTAAAAAATCATCCTTCGACCGCCCCGCAAAATGCTCTGCAACGCTTAATTCAGTAGTAGCAAAAAACGGTTTATCGGTCTTAACCTTCTTCCCCGGAACACCAACATACACCTTTATGATACCACTTTCCGCTTCCGAGGCCGGGCCAATATGCGCCCCCTCCTCTTTATAAGCGTTGGCTTCTTCGTAAGTAGCAAACTCTTTTAATACCTCTCCGGCTTTATTCTTAACTTGCCACTGAGTATCGGAAATCTTTTCTATAACCGTTGGAGTAAGAGCGTCTAATTCAGCTATTAACTTCTCGTTCGCTTGCTGCGGCGTTCCAACAGTCCGCCCCGTAGCGTCTTGATACAGAGTAATTAAATCCTTGTAGAGTTCCGTCTGACGAGCGGTGAGCGCTTTGCCCTCTTGCACCTTCTTAACCACCGTGTCAATATCTTTGGTCGAGTAGCCTTTATTTGCCAACGGTTCCGGAAACCCGCCAGCGAGCCGGGAATACTCGTCATTTTCATCTTGAATAATTTGTGACGGTTCAAAGTTCGATACGATATTGGCCGCTTCCGCGACGGCTTCCGCCGCCGTAACCACTCCTTGTGGCGCGTCAACTTCCGCTTGCTCGTCCGGCGTTAAAGGCACGCCCTCTTTTTGAGATCGAGCGGCCAATTCCTCTGCTGCGTCAATTCTCTGCTGTTCGGAAATGAGCGCGTCCGGGTCGCTATCCAAATACGTATCGATCCCTTTTGCCTTTTGCCTCTGCATAATTCTCTTATTTAATTCCGCCAAACCCTCAGTAGCGTTCATTTGTCCAGAAGAAATCTTATTGACAATATCGAGATCGTCCTCGTTAGCGCCCAACCCTTCACGAAGAACGGTCTCTAAAATACTTGACCCATCAGCGATTGATTTCATAATGATCTGGTGCCGTTCCGGTTTAGCGAGACCAGCTTTCTTCAAAGCCTTGTCCATGCGGCTATACGCGAACTGAACCGTTGATATACCAGCCGCGCCTCCGCCGATGAAACCAAGAGCCGCTTCAAAAGAAGCGTTCTTCATTATCTCCCCGAGGGTACGATCTTCCGCGCCGAAGGCTTGCTCAACCCCGGACTCAAAAAGACTCTGCGAAAACTCCTCAACCGCGTTGACAATCGCCGAATCCCCGGCTAAAGCCAAGCGATTAGAATACTTCTTAAACAACAAACTTATAGACATTTTTTCAAGTTGTGAAACACCCGCGCCAATAAAAGCGCCATATCCAAGCGCGGGAACGAAATCAGCACCGCGCGCAGTTTGTTCCAAATACTGAGCGGCCCCAACGTGACCCCCGATGGCCCACATCGCTAACTGAGGATTAACAGACGCCAAGAGCGCCGACGTTGTTATACTGCCGAAAGCGCCACCCGCAGCAAATAAAAGAGGGTGGTCCACGTTCTCCGATAACCTCTGTTGAAAGGCCTTTGTATTCGCGTACCCATAAAAACTGAGCGCTCTCATATTCTTCCCCAACTTCTCGGCGACATTAGCATTAGCAGAGGGAATAAGCACCGATGTATCAGCCACATCCCCGGGGCCTTTAATTGCGGGTTCCATACCCATCGCTTCTGCGTGCTGTTGGTACACTAACGGCTCATCTAAAGCCAAAAAACTCTGAACACCAGCGGCCATTATAGAACCAAGACCTTCTTTGAATTTCTCAAGGCTGGAAAAACTCTCAATAACATTCCCCAAAGCGCTAGTCACCCCAAGTACCGATATATTAGATATGTCCGTAGTGAAATTAAGAAAGTTCGCCACTGGCTCCGCCGCCCAATCCGTACCGGTGATATTAGCGTCAGTCATTCCCTTCAACGCTTTCTCGTACCAAAGATCGTAACTCTTTAGATCGATCTCTTGATCGTTGCCAAAAAGTTCAAGCTGGTCAAGGCTCATTAGACTAGGAGACATTCCTTTCGATGGCTCCGCCGCGCCAAACTCCGATGGCACCGCCTTGAAAGCTGCTTCAACTTGATCTAATCTCAACTCCGCCATTTTACCTTTCCATGTTCATCGTACTTACGTCAACGATCGGCATACCATCCGCGGTTTCGCCAACCACAGCGAAATTTCCCATTGATGTGCTGATGACCTTACTGTTTGCTATGTCCACGGGGTACCCCATCTGCTTTAGGGTAGCCACAACTTTCCCGCGCTTAAACAACTGGTCGAGCGCCTCTTTATTCATCAAGTCAATATCGTCCGACGGCAAATTTTCATATACTTCTCTCAACACATCGAGTTTCCACGTATCGGAAAAATCCTTGGAATCTTTATAGAACTGTTTGACCTTCCGCTTCATACCGCCGTCCGGGTCCAGTTTTTTCATCTTCTTTAAGTCAGTGCCTTGCAGCGCCACTTTGGACCAGAACATCCAGTTATTGTAATTCTTGGCCGATACGTCTCCATTTTTGGCGTTCTCAATAACAGAGTTCTGAAAATCTAAGAAACGGCTTAGATACTCCGTAGTGTTCACAGTTATTTCATCATCCTTCTCTGTAAACAACTTCTGGTATTGCGCTTGCAGACGAGCCTCGACATTCGTATTCCCTTCCGCGCGAAGTAGGGTATTCTCGAATTTAATATCCCTAATATCCCCTAACATTTTCGCGTACTGAAATAGCACTTTCTGAGTGTCCGGGTCTGTTGCCGACGCCGCTTGAGCGGAAACAGCCAACACCCGATCATCTAATTGTGTTGGAGTCAGTTGATCCGCGATAATACCCTCTTGCGCTTCCACAACATCCACACTCGCCGCGCTCACGGTTTCAAAGAACCTTTTGGCTTTAGCGCCCTTTTGCATTTTAAGAAAATTCTGCTCAACCTCCCTCCGGGTCTTTTCGGTGGGTTCTTTTCTTTTTTGGATGAAATCTTGAGCGTCAAAGAACCGACCGTCCTCCATGAGTTTGGTTGCTCGGGCGCGGAACATAGCGTCCTGTGCAGTACGGAAATTTTTAGTTCCTTCTTCGGCACCCCATATTTTGCGATAATTTTCCTCAGTAAAGGTGTCATCGCCGAGCATGATTTCGTATTCATCATTGGTCGTACCTTGCATGATAGTGTCAATATTCATTTGTTGAACGTCGACTAGAAATTGCTGTTCCAAAGCGGACATACTCGATATTTGCCACTTCTTATTATTGACCGACTGTTGCGCCGCTAATCCATCAATATCAGCGCCGATCCTATTTCTTAACCGGCCGCTCTTAACCGAAGATAAAACTTCATCCTTAATTTCCTTATTCTTCTGAGTGAGTACGGCGTACCCTTCTTCCGGATCCTCAACAAACTTTTTCTGAATTTCCGCTCCCGCGACCCCGCTCTTGTTAACGTAATCCGCTTTAGCGCGCGCCGCCTCAGACAAGTCCAAACTATCCCGTTGTTTCTGATAAGCCACGCCCGCGACTTGTTGAAACTGATCCGCCATCTTTGTAATGGCCCGTGCAGTTTCAGCGCCGGAAGTGTCAAGCGTATTCGTGCCTACTCGGGATGAAACTAATTTATCTCGATAGTGACGAGGAACCGTAGCCATTATATAAATACCCCCGCTGTTTGAGCGATCGAACCCGCTGCGCCGGTGAATCCGGATAACAACGCCGACCGGCCTTTGTTCTCACTGATACTGGCCTCAGTAAACCCGAATTGCGTTTCGGCCTTGCCCCGGCGTCTAACCGCCTCGATCTCTTTGTTAAATTGTCGTGTAGTGTCGTCGAGAACTGCTAAAACAGACCCCGCTCCCGGCGTGACGCGAATACCATTAGCGGCAAAAGCGACCCGCTGTGTCGCCAACATTCGGTCACGTTCTTCCTCTCGGCGAACCGCTTCTTCCTCGGCTTCAATGGCCGCTAACCGCGCTTGTTCCCGCTGTTGGGAGGCTTGTGTGTTTAGCGCTTCTTTTGTCGCTAAACCCTCCTGAATTTTACCCATAGCCGAAACAGCCCCAAATCCGACCACGGCCATAGCCAACGCCGTCATAGGATCGCGGCAAATACATTCGTGTGGTACTCTAATCATTTTCGATCTCCCGGAATGAGGGAATACATATAAAAGTCCTCTCCTTTAGCGCTATAATGCCTCAAAATTCCTTCTCTCTTAAACCCAAACATTTCCAAAAACCGGCTATACTTCTCGTCGGTGGTGTTACACGTCGCTTGGATTCTGTGATGAAACATCAAAATCCGGTTGAGGTCCGCCTTAATCATTCGGCAAACTTCAATGGTATAGTAAACCCAACCCTTCCCCGGTAAAATAAAAACCTCGCCAATACCTAAATTCACGGGAACAACGCCAATCACCATAATGGGGAATCCGTCACGGTTGCAAATAGTTTTCATATACGGAGAATCGGCTAGACGATAGAGGACAGATTCGGGAATGAAACTAATGGTATCGCCGAACATAAACTCGTCGACCTCTAAATCTAAATAATGTTTCACGTGAAACGCCTTTGTCTGTATCATTCTTCCCCTATCTCAATATCCAATACCATCGCATTAACCTTTGCGGGCATTGGAATATCTTGAACTAAAACAAACTGTTTTGTTTCTTCCCATTTATCGTCAATAATAACTTCCCGGTAGCCCGTCACTGGCCGCGACGGCCGATCAGTGAGTTGCCCAATTTCCGCCGTCAATAAAGTTTCGAGATTATACAAACTTGGGCCATACTTCGTATAAAAAGATTGATAAAACAAAAGGTTGGCCCGGACAATATTCTGTTTTCTTCCCGCCGAAGTCACGCCATCGCCATTCAATACCAAGAACAGCGAAGAATAAACGCCTTTATAAACGTACCCAAAAGTTACGACAGCGCCTTGCCTAACAAGAGTGACTCGACCGTTAGTTACGACGCGGTCCGGATGAGTGCGTCCGTCCACCAAAAGTTGAATAGTCTCCCCCTCTAAATGATGAAGTCCTCCAAAAGTGTCGGTTGTGAGGTACCAACTATCCGCCGGAATTGCGTCGGCGTTATCAAAATCTTCAACAATATCACAAACCGCTTGTGTTGGAGAAGTTATTGACACGATCTCGGCACGCCCACCGCCCGCGCGGTTCTCGTACTTTTTCCAAATCTCTTTTCCCTCGTCAGTCGCCGTATTGGTAAAGACAGCGCCGGAAGCCGTGAATGTAATGCCGTTCCCCGTTACCGCGCCCGGAGTCATTGTAATCGTACCACCAGCAACGTCTTTACCATTACTGGTCAAATGGCTATCCAAATAAGTGAAAAGCCTTTGCTCCTCGAAAGTTTCGTTTCTAAAATCTTCTTTATCCGTTTCCTCGTTTTCCTCGTTGGTAAAGTAATCTTCCTCAATCAACCCCTCGAACGGATCAGTGAAAAATTCATTATAACGAACCGTCACCCCGTTGATCGTTCTTTCAACTCCAACCCAAACTCTATCGTACCCAGAAACTAATGGCTCTACCGTAACAGTCAATACTTTAGCGTCCGTACCGCCCGGAACTAACCGAAACCACCCGGAAGGATCTTCTTTCGCTTTGGCAACAGCGCCCAATAATCGGCCATCGTTCGTAACGCCGTAGACAACATCATCCCGGCCCCGTTGAAAAGCCAACTGTTTAATCCCGCTTTTGGTCAAATGGTTCGTTAAAAATTGCCGGTCAGTGGATCGGTAAGCGTCTTGCAAAATCTCATATTCAAAAGAGCGAAGTTTCCGGGAACCTTTCTGCATATAAAAGAGCGTGGACCCGTTAGCGACGGGCGTTAAAAGTTGCGCGCCGTACGGACTAATGGGCCGAACACGAACGGTGTCTGGGGTAATGGCTTCATTTAAACCGCCGCCGTCCATGGCGCTAATACCACCAGTGGTGCCAATCGCCAAGAATGGTTCAGTACCCGCGATCCAGTTGATATATGCGATATCTCCATGAGCCGAAGATATTGGAAAGATCAAAGCGTCGTCAGCCGCGGCCGCGCCTAAAGTATAATCCTCGTACCGGCTAACCCCCGAAGCGTCTGGCGCTCGGGTCAAGTACATATTGTCCTGATTATCAATGGTTCCGCCCATCGCCAAACGTCCTTCATAAAAAGCGACCGCGCGAGGATATTTTGTCGCGGAGGTAAAGGGGTCACTAGTTCGGGCGTATGTACTAAAAGTCCAACTCGTCGCGCTCACGCGCGTGAGTTTATACGGCGCCACGTTATTATGCACGAAATATCCAATGTTGCCTTCCCCGGCCCATTGAAACTCAAAAAGTTGAGCGGCATTATAAGGAGAAACAACAGTGAAAACAGATTGAACCGAACCGCCGGACGAGTACGCGGTAAAGCCCGTACCGTCAACTGAATTGCCAAACAGATCTTCTAATTCAAAAGTATTGCCGACCGGGTTACGAACGGTAAAAAATCGTTCATTGATCTCGGTCATACCAACAACCGATTCAATACGTACCTGATCCCCGTCAATGTAGGTATGCCCCACCGCGGTAATAACAACCGGGTCCGCTTGAGTGGCCGCGGAAAGGGCGAAAGAAGTGGTGTTTAGAGTGATGTTCCCATCTTCGTAAATTCTTAAAAGGCCGGGAGTGAACTCAAGAATATAGGTTTCTTCGTCAGAAAACTGGAAAGTCTCTTGCCGAAAAACATCATTCTGGTGTGAGGGGTGGACAAATTGTAGTCCGCCCCGGTATTCGAGAGGGCCTTGCGCGCGGGGAAACCAGTTCACACACCGGCGCGCGCTGGCGCCATATACTTCCGAATCGTTGCGGCCGTAAAGATCAGAGGAAACTTCGCCTCCGGCAAAATTAGTGATCTGTTGCTCGGGCATATTAGTTAGGGTCAAACAAGAAGTTATATTGTCCGGCAACTTGATTCTGTGAAGCCGGGTTCAAACCAACTTGTTTTATTTTGCTTAGTTCAAAACGTCTGGGCGGCTGTACTTGGCCGTTGGACCCATACGCCACACGACGCAGTTCTTTTATGTACTCACTCAAAAATGTCAGTAGCGACGGCTTTGACGTTAACTTTACCGCAATACTCAAAGCCAGTTCAGCGGCCAACAAATTAGAGAAATACCCCGGAAACGTGGACACGTCCTCAAAATCTTGAATGAAAAAGGTGTCGATAGAAGATTCGCCCGCGTTGTTAATTAAAAGTTTTTTACCTTCAATGCGATAATCCCATTTCTGTAAGGGATAATCCCAATCTTTGATCGCGGTCAGTTTTAAATAATTGTTGGGGAAAACATAGTAATCGGCATAGCGGGCAATCGTGGGAGTGCCGCCACGGGGAATGGCTTCGCTATTCTGGGCGAAAACCCAATTAGCGGATTCAAGTAACTTCATGCGAGTAACGTCGTACCAACGATCGCAGAGAATTTCAATAGTCGAGGTCGGCGCCTCGATATTCTCAACCCCCTGTGAGTTCAACAGATCAAGCGCTAACCGGCAAACGGCTACGCTACTGGTGGGTCTAGGCATATCACAACCTCCTTAACGAAAAGAGCGCACGCAAGCATATACCTGCGTGCGCTCTATAATCGCACTTCTTATCTAATCCTAATTTTAACGACCGATTGTTTTCAACATAACCGTAATCGTACCGGCGGCCGCAACCTCAGAATTAAGAGTCAAAGCAACCCAATATGAATCGTTAGGTAAAGCACCAACAACATCGCCAGCGACGACGTCATTAGCGATGTCGTAGAAAGACTTAACGCCTCTTTCCTCAACACCTAACGCGGATAACCCATCCGTCTTGGCCGCGTAAGCGATCCCGGCGGAAATATCCGTTCCATCCATAAGAGCGTCAGCGTCAACGACAACCTCGGAATCACGATAAAGACCTAAATCAATATCGGTGGCCCCGGCGATCGCGTCGTTGATGATCCAGCACTCTACTGGAATTTCGTGGGCGCCAACCCTAAAAAGGGCCTTGATGTCGCCCGCGGCGTCTGCGGCTTCTGTCTCAAAAGTCACGGTGCGGATCGTGGGCTTCACGCCGCTTGACTTGTGAGCGTCAGTCGCGACCCCAGCCAACACATTAGCGTCGATAATATCGAATGACATAATTGCCTCCTGTTAGTCAATTCAGACTATTTGGTTATTAGTCTGTGGTTTGGACTTTTTGGACAAGAACACCCTCGGTACGAACAGCACCCAGAGTCCAGTTAACCTGAACCTGAGTGGTCTGCACCAAGTCAGTACGCTCTTGAACTTTGATCTCAAATTGTTTCGGCATAGCGTAACATAGCGCGCGAGAACTCATCGCGATATTGTCACGGGTACCCCCAGTGAC